CTGCGGAGGCAGGTCGAGAAAATGGGCGGCAAGTTTATGAAGTTCACAAGCCCCGGGAACGACGGCGTGCCCGACCGGATCGCCATCCTACCGGGTGGCCGGGTATGGTTTGTAGAGCTGAAGCGCGAGGGCGAGAAGCCCACGGCCATCCAGAAGTGGCAGATGGAGCAGCTGCGGAAGCTGGGCTGCAACGTGGCGCTGATCACCGGCAAGCAAGAGGCTATTGACTGGTGTATAGCCAGAGGGCTCGACCGGGAGCAGCTGGAGTACGGGCTGGAGGAGTACGCCGAGGGGCTGGCCCGGATCGAGACGGAAGAAGCAGAAGCCAGAGCCGCCAGGGAATGAGGTGCACGGCATGAAGTACACCCCCCACGACTACCAAACCAGGGCCACCAACTTCATCCTGGAGCACCCGAAGGCTGGGATGCTGCTGGAGATGGGCCTGGGCAAGACCGTCATCACCATGACCGCCATCGACATCCTGATCAACGAGATGTTCGAGGTGGATCGCGTCCTGGTCATCGCGCCGAAGCGAGTGGCCGAGGACACCTGGACACGAGAGCACGCCAAGTGGGACCACCTTCGCCATCTTCGTGTCAGCAAGGTGCTGGGATCGCCGGAGCAGCGGCGCCGGGCTCTGGCCACGGACGCCGACATCTACGTCATCGGCCGCGACAACGTGGTCTGGCTGGTGGATCTCTACCAGAAGCTGAAGACCGGCTGGCCCTTCGACATGATCGTGATCGACGAGCTCTCCAGCTTCAAAAACCCCCAGGCCAAACGCTTCCGGGCTCTCCGGAAAGTCATGCCGAGGGTGAGCAGGGTCGTCGGTCTGACCGGCACCCCTTCGGCCAACGGTCTCATGGATCTCTGGGCTGAGATCTACCTGCTGGACCGTGGCGAGCGACTGGGCCAGACGCTGGGAGCCTACCGTGAGAAATACTTCCGGCCGGGAGCCCGGAACGGCTACATCGTCTTCAAGTGGGAGCCCCTTCGGGGAGCCAGGGAGAAGATCGAGGCCGCCATCAGCGACATCTGCATCAGCATGAGCGCGGCCGACTACCTGAAGCTGCCGAAGCGGATCGACAACCGGATCCCGGTCAAGCTGAGCCCCCAGGAGATGAAGCAGTACAAGACCATGGAGGCCGAGCAGCTGCTTCACATCGACGACGAGGACGTGGTCGCCCTGAACGCGGCCGCCGTGATGACCAAGCTCCTACAGATCGCCAACGGCAGCGTCTACTCCCACGAGGGAAACGTCGTCCGGCTGCATGACGCAAAGCTGGAGGCGCTGCTGGAGATCATCGACACCACCGACAGCCCCGTCCTGGTATTTTACAGCTACAAGCACGACCTGGCCGCCATCCAGGCCGCGATCCCCGGAGCCCGGACGCTGGACGGCCCGGAGGACATCGCAGAGTGGAACGCCGGCAAGGTCCAGGTGCTCCTGGCGCATCCAGCCAGCGTGGGCTATGGACTCAACCTTCAGGAAGGCGGCCACGTGATCGTGTGGTACGGTCTGACCTGGAGCCTGGAGCTCTACCAGCAGGCCAACGCCCGCCTCTACCGGCAGGGCCAAGACAAGCCGGTCATCATCCACCACCTGATCGCCGAGGGCACCGTGGACGAGCAAGTCATGGACGCCCTGGAGGCTAAGGACACCAGCCAGGCGGCGCTGATGGCCGCGCTGAAGGAAAGGAGAACACACAATGAAGAACACACTGACAGATCTCAATAACCACCTCTTTGAACAGCTGGAGCGTCTGAACGATGACGAGCTGGACGAGGCCCAGCTGGAGAAGGAGCTGAGGCGCGCCGAGGGCATGACCAAAGTCGCCACCCAGATCATCCAGAACGCGGAGCTGGCCTACAAGACCATGGTGCACATGGCCGAGTACGGCTACGACCGCAAGGAAGCCAGGGAGGTGCTGCCGCCGATGCTGGAGGTGAAAAATGGCTAACAGATACCCGCCAGAGGTGCATCAGTTCATCGCGGCCAACGTCGAGGGCCGCACCTGCAAGGAGCTCGCAGAGCTGACCAACCGGGA